TTATTTTGTATTTCTGGTAATACTCCACAAGATCAATATAACTACGTCAGTATTAGACACCCTTCAAAAGGTCAATATGAATTTAGGTTCTTACCTGTACCGGGGGCGCATGTTGCTCGTACTTGTTTAGATGTAAATAACGATAATAATTGTAAGGATGTCAATCTATTAAATGCTTCTTATTCAGAAGATAATAATGCGGTTAAGCAGTTTACTTCTAATAGATTTGTTGTTCGATTTGTAGGTCGTGATGATTTAACGATGACGGGAAACAAGGTTAGTAATTCTGAGTGGGTTGCTAATCTTGCAGACTCTTTAGAGCTTGGCGAAACTACTGGACCTGTTGCTTCTTTAAGTCGAACAGATACAGCCGGTCCGGGTCAGCCACTTCTTTGGCCTTCGGAATGGGAGTGGCGAAACTCCACTAGATTCGGAAGTGAGCAACCAGTAACGCTCACCTATATACCAGCAAAATACTATTATCCGACTTCTAACTGGGTAGGTAAGAAACTTTGGCTAGTTGTTAAAGGGAGCTTTGCGGGTAATACAGGATGGGTATTCTTCCTTGGCTCGGTTCATAGAGGTGGGGCGTTAGGTCCAGAAGCGATGGGAGTTATCTATACAGAAAATCCAAAGGATGCCATTTTGGAATATGGCGGTAATAGGTATTACCCATACGCTCAGGCAAGAACTACACACCCTGAAGATCCGAGCGTTCCCTTAATTCAATGGTCAGTCATGCGCTTGGATTACACGGAGCAAGATGTTTCGCATGATTTTAACGGCACTGTCGCGACTACATCCACAGGTAGTGGAAGCGGTTTAACCGTAAGACTTGAAACAGCATCTTCTACAACTTCTAGTGTTGCAAAATGGAGAATTGCCAGTCGTGGTAATGGTTATAAAGATGGAGATACAGTTAATATCCCTGCAAGATCTGAGGGTCATATTCCATTCCCCGGTGTTTCAATCGAGGTCAGCGTTGATAGGAATAATAATGATGACGGTACGACCGTTATTAATAACCTTAACCCCTATGACAAGATCAATGATTATCCTCATTTTTATGACGGCGATGTATTAAGCAGTCAGTCAGGTCCAGAACACTCTATTAGTTATGTCAATCAGGTTGTCGAACCAATAGAAAGCCCCGGAATTGCAAAGTATAAGGATTTAGCTTTTGCTGGTATTCGTATTAATAGCTCGAAGGAATGGACAAACTTCAGTCAATTCTCTGCTTACTTTACTAGGGGTATAAAAGTTGAGAGATTGGTTGATGGAGGAACAGGAGCAACAAATTTATTCCCTGAAATAGCTTATGCACTTTTAACTGATGCAAAGATTGGCGCGGGTGACTTAGTTGGAGCTAGTGCAGTAGATAAAAATTCCATGACTTACGCAGCTAGGTTCTGTCGTGCTAATGGATTTAAGTGGGATGGGATGATTTCTAACAGTGTTAATTTGCGTGAGTTTATATTTGAGATGGCTGGTTACGCTTTCTTAGATTTCACTATTATTGGGGGTCGCTTTTCTCTAGAGCCTAGTGTTCCTTATCGGGGTACTGCTACAAATCCCGGCGTTATTAATCACGATGCGAAGCCTGACATTAGAGCCCTGTTCAGCGATGGCAATATAAGTGATATGAAAGTTTCCTTCTTAAGTCCAGAGGAGAGACAACTATTTAAAGCCGCAGTTATCTACAGAAAAGAAACTAAAAACGGATTCCCCGAAACTAAAACTTGCTTTGTTCGTTTAGCTGATTCCTCAAGTAATAACGCACCTATCGAGAAATTTGATTTAAGTGGTTTTTGCACATCAAAAGAACATGCTGAGAAATTCGCGAAGTATGCAATTAAGACACGACAGTTAGTTGATCATGGACTGACCTTCAAAACGAGTTCTCAAAACTGTGTAGGTCTCAGACCCGGACAGTATTTTAGACTCGTAAGTGAGGCGACACATACCAGCCGTTTCAATAACGGAGCGATTACAGATACCGGCGAGATAGTAAGTAGAGACCCAATTACGACATCGCAACCTATTTATTATTGGAAGCCCGGAACAACTAACGTACTCCCCGGTCAATTAAATCCTTCTTCTGTCGCGCAGCAATTCAAGGGTTGCTTATTTACTCTCAGGAATAACACCACTGAAAATAGGGTGTATAAAGTTGAATCAATTTCATATACCGAGGAAGGTTTAATTGAAATTGCTGGTAGTTTTGTACCTTTAACCAGTACAGGATCATTAGCCGTCTTAGAATGGAGAGGTGTTAATGATCACTTCATATATACCGACAGCTAATGGCAACTGGAGCGCAACCTTTCCCAACAGTCAAACCAACTTCTAGGTCTTACACACCGGGGGAATACCCAATGCAAGAATTTGTTTCGCTAGATGGAACAAAGACTTACATGCGTTATGGGAATAAAAGATCTGAGTCAACCTTGGATCTTGGCTTCGATAACATTACCGACAGTGAAGCAGATGAAATTTTAGATAACTACGTAACTGTGAATGAAAATTGGACAACCGCTAATGAAAAGACAAGATGGGTCACTTTTAATTCAAGTAATGGATTGAATGGTGCGGAGTCTGGACTACCTTCTTACTTACGTGAATCAGGTCTTCGCTGGCGTTATTCCAAGCCGCCAAAGGTTAAGAGTGTGCAAAAAGGCATCAGTAATGTGACTTGTTCCTTTGTCGCTTGTCTAGATTCGCCTAAACTAAGTTAATTAACTCCAACTTACCTTAATCAAGTGGCTTTTTATTCAGGTCAAGATGGCAAGCTTTATATAGATGGCAGTGCTTCTGAAGCGGCGAAAGTTGTTTCTTGGTCATTTTCAGCTTCGCAATCTACTCTCGATACAACCAGTCTTTCCGACACAGATCGAACATTGATCGAGGGGATACGTAGTATTTCAGGCAGTTGCCAGATCTATTATCACAGTGATGCCAATACAAATGGAGATGCTACGACTCTTATTGGCAAACTTATTAAGGCACGTAGTTCAGGCAGCGTACCCGGTGTTGCTCCAAAGCAAAACGCTACAACAGCAGAAACAGCAACAATTCTCGAACTTGGATTTAAGGATTATCAAGGCACGATTAAGAAGATCAAGTTACCTGTTGTCTTGACCAATGTTTCGATGACAAGTTCTCAGGGTGAAGTCTTATCTGCCAATGTTTCGTTTGAAGCTAACGGAGCCCCTAGTTCAATTAACATCTAATGTCTGGGAAAGTAATCACTGGTGATGATGGGTTCGTTGAATTAAAACGCACCTCTCTTGAATACTCTTTGCAAACTTCTTTAGATCCTTCTGATGTCAACACTGGGAGGAAAAGATTTTCTGTAGAGGGTATTTCTGAAAGTGTAATTACCGGTGATCGGATTGAAATCTCAACTGTTGATGGAAGCACTCTTGAATTAGTTAGCGGCCATAGTTATCCAGATGGAAGCTGGTTTGTGCATGTAGATCCCGCTGGAGGGATGCGTTTATTTAGTAGTTTTGACGATTCACTTACGGGCAAGGTTGGTGATGCAAAGACTCTTGTTGCTCCTTCATCAACAAAAGCGATACAGATAAAAGCAAGGAATACAACGTATAGACCACTAGCAAAAGTAAGGGATTTTGAATTTACGACTAATCGTGAGTTAATTCAGACTGAGACTTTAGGTTCTAAGTTTAAAGAGCAATATGAAAATGGATTGATTCAGGGGCAAGGTACTCTTAACTGCTTTTGGGAGCATCGTTATCTCATGTCTGATCCTGATACCCGTCAGGCAATTAAGCCAGAGTTTGCTGCTTACCTAGCTAGGTTAATCCTCAGACTTGATCAAGGCTGTGACTTTGAAGGTCGCTTTTTTATGTTTAGAGAAGAGGCTAACTCTTCTAATAATTGTTGGTGGGAATGCGAAGCGCAGATCACTAACTGCGGCATCAATGTACCGGCGGGAGGTGTAGTAGAGACTCGAATAGAGTTCGTTACGACAGGAAGAATTAGATTAAAAACAGGAAATATACCGGGTTACTTACTACAAGAATCCACTGATTTCTTGTTACAGGAATCAGGTGACAAGCTTTTCTTGGAAGATGATGGAACTTAATTGGGTTATGAGTACTAAGATGAGTTAAATAGTTGAGTAGATTGAATGGCTGACCTCCAAATAAGTCAACTGACTGAGTTAGCTGAAGCAGATTTAG